CAGGGGCTGGTCGATGAAGGACTGGCGATCGTTCATCGCCTGGTCGATCAGGGCATACCAGGTGCGCTGGTCGGTCTTGGTCGCCACGCCTTCGGCCAGGTTCTTCGCGTAGCCCCGCATCGCCGACCGCTGCGGCCCGGACAGCGAGGTCCAGAGCGCCGGGGGGATGCTCTTGATGCTGTGCGTGCGGTCGATGATGTTGTAGGCCGTCAGGCTGTTGGCTTCTTCCTGCTCGTTCTGCGCCTGTCGCCGGATGATCCCCTCGTGCTCCACGCGCGTCATGACGTCGTCGCGGACCTTCGGGTCCTCGATCTTCTTCGCCGCCTCGCGCCATTCGGTCATACCCCCACCGCTGGCGATGATGCGGTCGGCCTCCTTCTGCCCCTCGCCGCGCGTGCTGCCCTCTTCCACGGCGGCCGTCAGGCGCGGCAGGGCGTCCCCGTCGATCTGGTTCTTCGCTTTGGCTTCCTCGAACCAGGCCTTGGCCTTCCGGTCCTGGCCTTCGGCGAGCAGCGTCGTGATCGCACCCACATGCACGGCCGAGCGCGCGGCGGCCTTCTTCGCCTCGACCATTTCCCCGTCCCAGCCGAAGCGCGGGGCGTTCCGGTCGATCTGCTTGAACAGCTCCGCAACCTTGTCGGCCGCCTCCAGCGGGTTGTGGGCACTCTGGATGGCCGCGCTGATCTGGTTCTTCTCGTAAGCGGCGTACTCGGTCTTATTGACTTGGTCGATCTCGTTCGAGACATGCCGGCGCAGGGCGACGTTGATGTTGAGGGCCGTCCGCTCCCGGGCCGCAAAGAACCGCGCCTTCTGTTTGGCCGTGGTCATCGTGCTGCCGACCTCGGCCGCGCGCTTCTCGAACTCCGCGCCAACCTGCTCGATCAGCGGCATCGCTGCCTTGCCGTGGACGTTGAGCGCCCCGGTGTCGGGGTCGTACATCAGATCGGCCTCGATGCGGGACAGGGCGTTGCTGCTCTCGAGGTCCTTGATGTCGTCGGCCTGCTCGAGCGCCTGCCGGTAGAGGCCCAGGCCGAGCCCGCCCAGGTCCCGGCCCACGCCCGCGATCGCCTGGCCCTGCGTCCCTTTCGCACGGGCGAGGCCCACGCCGGCTGATAGCTCGGTCTCGGCAGCGGTCGCCCGCACGTTAGGCAACGGGTCGGTCAGGACACGCCGCTGTGGTCGCACGACAGGCATCAGCGCCTCCCACTACTGGCCACGCGGGCCACGTCGCGGCGGATGTAGCTGGTGTCGTTGTACCCACCACTGTCCCCGAAGCCGTACTTGGCCGCCAGCAGGGAGCCCGCCCCGGTGGCGATCGAGCCGGCGGCCCCGATGTAGTGGGCCGTCGCTTCCGCGCGCCCGGCCGCTGCCGCCATCACCCCGCCCTTGCGCGCAATCTGGGCTCGTTTCAAGAGGTCCACCTTCTGCACCTCGAAGCCCCAAGCCTCCCGGGTGGCGTTGGTGCGAATCGTCAGGGCATCAACCTCGCCGATGTAGGCGGCATCGGCCGTGACATCGACCGCCGAGCCCGTCCCCACGTCCACGTTGCCGGCGGCAAACCCCGCCCGCTGCCGGCCGATGACCTGCTGGATCTGCTGGCGGTAGACGCCCTCCTGCTCGACGCCCCGGTTGACCGCGTCCTTGGCCTGCAGCTTCGCGACGTCGGCGTTGTATTCGGCGAGCTGGGCCTCGCTCTCCATCACCTCCTGCTGGGCCTTGCCGGCCGCCTTGGCCGCTTTGCCCTGCTTGACCTGGCCGATGGCATTCATGCCGATGCCGGCCACCCCCAGCCCGATCGCGAGCGCCGTGAAGAAGGGCATCGCTCTAGCCTCCGATATCCAACAGCGGCAGGATACCCAGCACCGTGAGAGGCAAGGGCTCGTTCTGCCGAATGACCACCCGGCCGTGGTCGGTCCAGGTGGCGGTGATGTTCATCTGGTAGGCGTCGTCCACCAGCGCGCTGCTCTTCTGCCAGGTCTCGGGGAAAAAGTCGAAGAGGTGCTCGAGGTCCGGGCCCGCCTGGAATTGCTGCGAACTTTTCTCGACGATCAGCGTGACCCCCTGCACCCGCTTGCGCCGGTCGCGGATGCTCCCGCCCTCGATGTCGATGTCCAGGGTCTGCAGCTCGGCGTGCGCAATGCGCAGCCCCGCCACAATCCGACTGAACGGCGCGGGCAAGGTCAGCCCGCCCGCCGACACCGTGAAGCTCGAGGCCTGGGGGCTCGCCGGGTCCCCGTTGAACACCACGCGCCCGTCCGCGAAGACGCCCACCACCTGGCCCTCGAGATGGTCGAGGCCGCTCACCGTCGAGGTGGCCGGCCCGTTGTAGGCCAGCGCCGAGTCGAGGAACCAGGCGTCCTGCATGTCCACGATGTCCCGGCTGGCGAACCGCTCGATGTACCGCTGGCCGCCCCGTTCCACCAACACGTACACCGTGTCCTGGTCGTGCTCAGGGATGCTCGCGACCTCGAGGAAGGTCCCGGCCGTGTCGTGCCGGTGCCAGCCCCAGACATCATCGTCGGGCACATACGTCAGGCCCAGGAGCGTGCCGTCGCTCCTGACCGCCCAGACGATCGAGTGCGGGTTCTGCTGGTAGGCCAGCTCGTCGATCGTGTGCGCCGTGAAGAGGTGATTGGCCAGCAGCGTCAGGTCCCGGCCCTGTGCCCCTTGGCCGGCGTTGAGCACCAGGTCGCGCACGATGCGCCCGCGCGCCTGCACGTAGATGATCGTCTGGCCAATCACGACCGGCACCGCCTCGGACGCGCCCCAATAGGCCACCTGGCTCGCCTGGATGCCCGTGGGGATGAGCGGGCCCCCGTCCCCATAGACCACCCACTCCCCGGCTCCGGTGAGCACCACGAGCTGCTCCAGGCCCACCAGGTGCCTCACCGGATGCCGCTGCCGGCCGGCCAGGTGGAAGCTCACGGCGTCGTCGTCCTGCAGGGGCGAGCTGATCCCGAAGTTGCCCGGGAAGCCGATGCGGCTGCCCCAGACGCCCTCGGGGTCGATCTCGGTGTTGGCGAAGAACCGGCGCTGCTGGTAGTAGGTGGCCACCGCCGGGTAGTCGCTCGGGGCGTCGAAGATGCGCACGACGATCGGCGGGCTCTGCGAAAAGTCGGGCGGGAAGCCGATATCGTGGAAGTGGAACGCGCCCACCCCGTCCCAGACCGCCGTCGCCAGGAAGCCGTAGATGCCGTTGCGGAACGGGTCCAGGTAGACGTAATACTCGGCCGCGTTGAGCTTCACCGCGTCCTGGATGCCGTCGAAGATCAGCGTGAAGGGCTGCGCCTTGGTCGGCGGATCGTTGCGATACACGATCCACGGCGGGCTGCTGGGCTCGCTCTCCTCGTAGGTCTCGCGGTCGGCGGCCGTCACCACGTAGCGATACTCGAGGGACCCGCCAGGGCCCTCGCTCTCGGTCCCGATGATGCCGGTCGGTGGGGGCAGCGCCGGCTTGGTCTCGACCAGGCGGATCAACCAGTCGGCCGTGTCGAAGTGGACCAGCTCGTGCGGTGGGTGGTTCTGATGCGTGAGGGTGATGACCGCTCCGCTTTGCTCCATGCGCGGCCGGTCGGCCCCGAAGGGATGGGCAATCTCGTAAGGGCTCCCGCCGTCCATGACCGGGCCGCCGTTGTTGTAGAACCGGAAGTAGCCGTCCCCGCATTCGATCAGGCAGCTCGCCCCGGGCACCTCGGACACGTAGGTGCCGAAGGTCACCACCTGGTTGCCCTTGGTCGGCCCTACGAACTGCGTGCCCGGGCGATTGCTCACCCCGCCGTTGCGCTTGACGAGGAAGTTGCGGCAGACCTTCAGCGCCTGGTGATACTTCGCCAGGTCCGCACGGGCCGCCAGCGCGGGCGATAGCTCCCCGCCGGAGAAGGCACGCTGGACAATCGTCTGCGGCATTTACTGACGCCCCTTGATCCAGTCCACGTCACCCGGCTGGTGCTGCTGGCCCTCGCCTTCCGTCCTGGCCGCAGCGGTGTCGAGCGTGTGCAGATACATCGTCCAGCACTTCTCGTGCAGCTTACTGTCGCGCGCCAGGCTCGGCGCGAGCTTGCTCGCCAGCCGCCAGCTCAGGGCGTCCTCGAAGAGCGCATCGGCGAACTTGGCCGCGCACTCGACGAAGGCCGTGTACTCGAGCACCGCGTCGGGCTGGTTGGTGAAGATGTAGAGCGTGGCGTCGTCCGGGTCCACGTCCCAGCGCCGGCCGACCCGGAAGGGGATCGGGTGGTAGCTGTCGGTGCGCCCGGTCGCCGGCACGATGCGCCGGGCGAAGAGGCAATCCTCCGGGTAGCGATAGGCGAACTGCCAATCGGCCCCGGCCGCAGACGGCAGCGTACCCTGGACGTGCCCGCCGACCATCTGCCCGCCTTTCAGGATCGCCATCGGGTCGGTCAGCAGCACCGCCTGGAGGCTGTCGGCGTACTTGGTCGCGAAGGCCCAGGGATGCTGCCGCAGGGTCTCCTTCAGGACCTTGTCGAAGTGGTGGACCGCCGTGATCGCCTCACGGCTCTGCTCGGTGAGGGTCTCCACCGAGCGACTCACGCCCACCTTGAAGAGGGCATCGTTGATGACCGAGAGCTTGGTAGCCACACAGCACTCACATTCATGCGGAGGCGGCTCGACCGGAGGCGGCTCCGCTGGGTTGTTGTCGTACATCACCATCTGCACCACGCCGCCCGTGTGCCCGTAGGCCTGCGCGGTGAGGGTCTCCTCGCCGGTCGTCAGCGAGAACTTGAAGAGGCGCGTCGTGGTCAGATCGATCGTCCAGAAACTCTGGCCATCAGCGGTCAGCACCACATCCACCAGGCGCTGGCTCTCCTCGCGCACGCTCGGCGTGAAGCTGCGCGTGACCACGCCCGCGCTCGAGAGCTGGTCCACCCGGCTCCCGTTGCAGACCAAGACCTCGCCGCCAGGCAGCAGCGCCAACCCGCGCAGGCTGGGGGCCATGACCGACAGGTCTAGGGGCACGGTCGCGAAGTCGGGGAGCTGGGTCTGGGTGGCCAGGTTCCACCGCTTGATGGTCTGCCCGCCCACCGCGATGTACAAGCTGCCGCTGGTGTAATAGGCCACCCCGCTGGGCTCGTCCACCGCGATCGCCCAGGGCGCGGTGACCTCGACCGCCGGGAGCTGCGGCACCACCACCGGGAACGGGGCCGCCGGCTGCCCATCCCCGTGCGTGGCATCGACCACCCGGAAGCCGTCGAGCGTCGGGTCATCGGAGATCGTATTCATCGACGCCGGGAGCCCACCATCAGGCCCGGCCACATACAGGTACCCGTTGCCGAAGCCGGCGGTGACCACCTGCCCGGCGCGCGTGACGTGAATCTGCGCCACGTTGTCGAGATTGCCGAGCGCGTCCCCGATGTAGGTGACCTCGGGCGTGTGGTGGTTCAGGGTCGGCAGGTCGAGCACCTCGAGCAGCCCGAAGCTGTGCAGGCCCACGACGAGGCGCTCGCCCGCATGAATGAGGGGGTTTCCGGCCTCGTCCTCGTTCTGGTCCTGGATCGGCCGCTTGGTGTAGTCGATGCCGATGCCGGTGGGGGCATAGCCAGAGAGGTCCGCGCTCGCCGCCACGACGCGGCCGTTGCGCACCTGGAGCAGCATGCCGCTGGCGATGTAGAGGTCGTCTTTGGCCGGCAACGGGATGTAATCGCCCGCAATCACCAGCGGGCCCCCGCTGTCCTGGGCGCAGAGGCCTCCGGTCCCGGTCCAGGTCTTGATGTGGTACGTCGTACCGGCGCGGGCCATGAACCGGGTGTGGGTGTGACTGCGCTGCGGCCGGAACTGGCTCGACTCCGTCAGGCCGATATCGCCCTCGACGGCATCGTGGACCAGAAAGTAGACCAGGTAGGTCGAGGCGTAGGCGTGAAACATCACCTCGCCATCCAACGGCGCGGTCCAGTCGAACCAGATCGCGCGGTCGGCCTCTGGAGCCTGACTGGTGTCGATCAGGGGGCTCTCGTAGGGCAACGTCGAGGGAATCAGGATCGGGTCGGCCTGGGTCCCGTGGATGGGCGCGGGCGGCGGCGGCAGGAAGCTCAGCACCGACGAGAACTGGAGCCACGGGGCCATATTGGCATCGCTGTCGCCGGCCACCGCATCAGGCTTCGCCGTATAGAGGTGCGTGGTCTGGCTGAAGCTGTTGGTGCCGTTCCCGTTCAGGTGGATGTGCGTGTGGTCGGTCGGCGGATAGGTCGGGACCGGTGTCGGGCTCGACACAATCCGCGCGCCAAACTCGATCACCAGCACGTCGCCCGCTTGCGCCGTGGCTGGCGTCAACGTCGCACTCACCGTGCGCCAGCTCCCGAAGCCCGAGCCCGGCATCGTGCCCGGCTCGACATAGTTGTCGAGCAGCACCGCGCGCGGCGTCAGCGTCTGCCCCTGCGCGAGGTAGATGTGCAGCTTGCGCTTGCAGGCGGCCGTGCCTGCGACCCCCGTCCAGTAGGAGTAGTCCAGCGCGCACCAGTCGAGCGTGCCGGCGATGGTCTGCGCCGCCAGCGGTGCCGTGGTCCAGCGGGCGGCGAAGAGGTCGTAGTTGCCCTGCTGATTGGTCGCCCAGCGGAAGGCGGCATGCACACCGGCATTCACGCGGGTGACGGGGTTGAGCTTCTCTGGCGACAACCGCCACGTCCAGGCGTACGGGTTGTCCAGCTCGCTATAGACGCCGGCCTGGCTCCAGCTCCCCTTCGGCACCCCGACCATCCTGACGTTGGGGATGATCGTCGAGGGGTAGAGGCGCGTCGGCGCAGGCCCCAGCGAGACCTCGAGGGCCACGGCTGACCCCGCCGCCGCCGAGCTGGCCGCAGCCGGCGTCTGGCTGATCACCAGGCTCGCGCCGATACTTGGATGGTGGACCTGCGTGACCGTCCCGATCGTGAAGCCGGCAGAGGTCAGCACCGTCGTGGCCCCCACCTGGCTCTGCCCCACCACATTCGGCACCGTCACCATCGCCGGCCCCAGGCTCACCACCAGCGCCACCGCTGACCCGAGTGTCTGCGTCGTCCCGCTCGCGGGGCTCTGGCTGATGACCAAGCCCACCGCCACGGTCGCGTGATTAGCGGTGGTCACCGTCCCCTTGACGAAGCCCGCGCCGGTCAGGGTGGTCGTCGCCGCCGCCTCGGTCTGCCCCACCACATTCGGCACCGTGCCGGTGGTCGGCGCGGCCGGATCGAACACCGCCGCCGCCACGACAATCTCGATAGAGCCGCCCGGGGTCCAGCTCCAGGTCGGGTTGATCGCGGAGGCCGGCGCGGCCAGGTTCACCGAGACCGAGCCCTGGACGTTGGTGCCTGCCCCGAAGGCCCGCGTGGTCGGGGTGCCCATGCCCGCCGGGCTGATGCTGTCGGTCGCCACCGTGGACACCGCGCAGAGGGCCGCCACGACCAGGCTGTCGGCCTGCGTGGGGGTCACCGAGCCGCAGGCCAGCGAGGTCCCGCTGGTGACCGTCGCGCCCGATTGCACCCGGAACGCACCCGCGCCAGAGAAGGCGTAGACCTGGAGGACGGGGTAGCCGAAGACGCTATTGACCGTGAAGGTGTGCCCGGTCCCCACGTTCGGGGTCAGGCAGTAAAAGAACTGGTGGTTGGCGATGCTGAGCTGCCGCCGCGTCAGCGGGAGCCAGGTGTTGCCCTTGCTGTCAGTCGGCGTGGGCGTGCCCGCCTGCTGATACCAATGCACGCTCATCAGCAGCAGCGACGCCCCGCTCGTGTTGATCGGAGCCGTGGTACCGCCTGCCGCGCCAGGGGTCGCGACGACCGAGCTGACCAGCGCGTAGGCCACTGAACTAGTCCTGGCCGCCGTCCAACGGAGACAGCGCGCTCGGGTCGATGTTCGGGTCCACCTCGGGCAGGTTGTCGGGGTCCTTCTCGGGGCTCAGCTCGTACTGGTCGCCCTCGATCGGCCGGCGCGGCACCAGGCCCGCCTTTTCGGCCGCGATCGTGCCCGTGGCTGCTGTCAGCGCCGCCTGGGCTCCGGTGATCTTGGTGCGCACGGCCGGGTCCGTCCACTCCATCCAAGTCCCGAAGTCCTTCTCGTGCCGCAGCACGAAGACGTCGCCCTCGCGGCGGCGCTTGTGGTTGTAGTAGCCCGCGCGCAGGGCCCGGACCTTGAGCACCGGCTGGATCGTCGCCCCGCGCGAGACCTGGGGCCGGGGGGCCGCCTCGGGCGGCAGGGCGCGGCGCACCGGGACCTGTGGCTTCTTGGGTGTCGTCATCGTTCAATCCTCGGGAAAAGGGCCCCAGGCAGTGGTGCTGACCGGGGCCCGAGAACGTGCTAGCCGACCGAGATGGCGTCCGCGTAGTGCTCGGGCGCAATCGAGGCCATGTTGAGCGGCTGGAGGAACAGCTCCATCGTGCCGTCCACCGTGCCGGTGACCGTGTAGGACGCGCCGATGTACCGGCCGCCTGAGGGGCCCTGGCTCAGGCCGATGACGAAGACGTTGCCCACCTTGATGTCGGCCAAGGCCAGGCTGATCGAGCCGATGACCTTGGGGTTGGTCAACAGATCCGCCGTGTCGGCCGCGATGATGTTGACCACCAAGCTGCCCGTGGTGGTGCCGAGTGCGCCGATGGCCAGGACGGCCGAGAGCGGCTCGCCCACCGTCACCCGGCGCTTGGGCGTGGGCCCACCCAGGTCCACGACGTTGGTGGCGTTGGCGGTCGCAGTGACCTGCTGATCCGCCGAGAGTCTGAGAAGTGCATCGAGAATCATGGTCAGCTCCTCCTTGCAGAAGCACAGAGATTGAGTGAATTACACACAGGCGCTGTGTCGAACCTAGATCACCTGCGCTTCGGTCTCCAGCAGCGCATCGCACACGCGAATCGGGATGCCCCGGAACGTGCCCTTGCGCCGGCCGTCCACGTTCTCGAACGTGATGCCGCCGCCCGCGCTGACTTTGTTGTACTGCTGAATGTCGAGGAACTCCGCGACCGTCCGGTTGCAGTAGAACGCCGAGCGTCCCATGCCCAAGAACGGGATGCGGTGGGTGGCCTTGGCCATCAGCTCGAGCAGCTTCGCCTCTGCGCCCGCGTTGGCGATGAGGTTGGGCACGTCGATGTTGGCGATGCGCACGACATAGCGCCAGTCCTTCAGCGCGATGCCCGCCTTCCACTGGAAC